ATTACTGGTCGCAACTCTAGACTCTGGTTTAAATCGTATGAGCAGGGTAAAGAGCAATGGATGGGTAAAGCCGTAGATTTGGTCTGGTTAGACGAGGAACCACCACAAGACATATACTCGCAGGGACTACGTGCTACCTTAAAAACCAGAGGGCTTATATTCATGACCTTTACTCCCGAAAAAGGCATGACCAACGTAGTAGCCCAATTTATGAACGATCTTAAACGTGGTCAACAGCTTTATCATGCAACATGGGATGATGCACCTCACCTTGACGAACAAGCAAAAGAAGAAATACTTTCAGCCCTTCCTCCGCATGAAAGACAAATGCGATCAAAGGGGATTCCTGTTCTTGGTTCAGGATTGGTATTTCCAGTTGACGAAGACATTCTCAAAGTTCCTGCGTTTCAACTTTCAAGATACTGGCCTAAAGTCTGCGCTATTGATTTTGGTTGGGATCATCCATTTGCTTGTGTTTGGGTTGCATGGGATAGGGACTCGGATACAGCGTATGTATATGATGTTTACACAGTACGTTCAGAAACACCTGTTACCCACGCACACGCTATTAAAAGTAGGGGAGATAAAATCCCGTGTGTTTGGCCCCATGATGGAATGCAACATGACAAAGGATCTGGAGAACCACTTTCAAAACTTTATCGCAGGCTTGGCGTTAATATGCTTGGGAGTCATTTTAATAACCCTGATGGCGGTAACGCAGTTGAGCCTGGGATTATGGATATGCTTACGAGAATGCAGTCGGGTCGTCTTAAAGTCTTCGATCACCTTGGGGATTGGTTTGCAGAACTTAGGATGTACCATCGCAAAGATGGTAAAATTGTAAAAGAACGTGACGATATTATGTCTGCAACAAGATATGCAGTCATGAGTCTACGCTATGCTTCTGTAGGTAAAGAAAAGAAAAGGGTTGACCATGCAGTTGGATCTCTGGATCATGAGTACAGTTATTATGGAATGAAAAATAACAAAAATGACGTTTTTAAACCAATATCAGCAATAAGGTAAACATGGGCGAAGCAGTAAATACAGTAGCACAAACTGCTATGGGCGTATTAGATCCATTAGCTAAACAGGCTTCACAAGCTGTAGGCAAAACCCCAATAGGTAAAATGATGGGTGGAGTTATGGATGATCCTGAAAGTGCTTTAGGAGGTTTAGGATTAATGGGCGGTCCTGCTCAAGAAGCCTTTAAAACCGCTAAGAAAAATAAAAATGCCAGCACTTTATTAACTGGTGGTCTTAACCAAAGATATTAAATAGGAGGATTATGGGTGGAGCAGTAAGCAAAGCTGTAGAGACAGTAACAAAACCTCTTGATGCTGTAGGACAAGGAATAAATAAAGCCACTATGGATCTTGGTACTCCAAATTTACCAACACCTGATTTGCAATGGGTTAATGAAGGTATAAGTCACAACATTAACCAAGTTGGTGGTGCAATCAATGAAGTTGGCGATATTGCTATGCATAATATTAAACAAATAGGTAATATCCCTAAATTGTTTCAAGGTGGTGGTAAGCAAGGAGCAATGGGAGGCGCAGGGGCAATGGGGCCAGGAGGTACTGCTTTAGGTGCTGTATCTGGTGCTGATTTAGCTAAGAAAAAAGTAGGAACTGGTCGTAGACAAACTCTGCTAACTGGATAATGGATAATCTTCAAACACCTTTATTTGAAACTCTTAACAAAGAGTTAGCCTCTTTAAAAGAAGCTAGACGTAATTGGGAAGAGCAATGGCAAGACATAGGTGATCTTATGTCTCCAAATAGAGGCGACTTTGTTGCGTTGCGGTCTGTAGGAGAAAAGAAAAGAGAAAAAATCTTTGATTCTACTCCTGTACGTGCATTAACAAGATTCTCTTCTGCAATGCACAATCTGCTAACACCTTCAGCGCAACATTGGTTTGAACTCCAACTCCGAAATAGAGAATTAGGAAAAGAACGAGATGTTCAGCTTTGGCTGGAAGAAGTTACTAGGGCTTTAATGGATGCATTTACAAGACCTAATAACAATTTCCATCCTTCAATGCATGAATACTTTTTAGACCTTGGTGCTTTTGGTACTGGTGTCATGTTTATAAAAGACATACCAGCAGAAGGGCCATATTTTATGACATTCCCTTTATATGACTGTTATCTAGCCAAGAATGAAACAGGCAGGATTGACACAATCTTTAGGGTTTATGAGCATACGGCAAAAGAATTAATGGAATCTTTTGGCGAAGATAATATGCCTGAAAAGGTTCTTGCAACAAAAGAGAAGAATACCATATATGACAAGTTTGCCTGCTGTCACGTAGTCAAACCTAATTATGCTTTTAACGAACCACCTCAAAATCAATTCAAGTTTACAAGCATATATTTTATGCCTGAAGAAAAGAAGATATTAAGCGTAGGTGGTTTTAACGAATTTCCATTTATTTGCAGTAGATGGGAAAGAAATTCTTTGGAAACATACGGAAGAGGATGCGGAGGCGAAGCTCTTTCTGATGTTAAGATGCTTAATGAGATGGAAAAAACTTATCTCAAAGCATTACAGAAAATGGTAGATCCACCATTGATGGTTCCAGATGACGGATTTATTAATCCTGTCAGGACAACGCCAGGAGGCTTGAACTACTATCGAACTGGTCTAAGTAAAGATGAACGCATATTCCCTTTACCTGCAATGCAGAGATTGGATTATGCGGAAAACAAAATGAATCATGTCAGATCATCCATTGAAAAGGCATTCTATCTAGATTTAGTGGAATTGCCTGGCCCTACGGCACAAGATGGAGATGTTTTGAGGTTTACGGCAACGGAGATTCAGGCTAGACAAAGAGATAGGATGCAGATTCTTGGACCTTTGGTTTCAAGGCAAGAAATAGAATTGCTTGGTCCAATGATAGAAAGAACAGTAAGTATTATGATGGCAAATGGTATGTTGCCACCTGTACCTGAATCTTTGCAAGGAGTTCAAGAATTCAAGATTGAATACAAGAATCCCATATCTATAGCAATGCGTGGATATGAGCTAAACAGTATTTCTCAATTAATACAGTTCTTGTCTCCACTTGCACAAATAGATCCAACTGTAATGCAAAGATTGGATACTGCTAAAATTGCACAAATTGGGGCCGAGATCCTGAGAACACCGCCATCTGTAGTTAAAGATGAACAGGAATTTGCCAGAGAACAGCAAGCACAAGCAGAACAGCAAGCTATGATGGCACAACTGCAACAAGGGCAAATGGTTGCACAAACAGACGAAATCTCTGCAAATGCAGAAAAATCGAGAGCGCAAGCATCTCAAATTATTGCTGGTGGTTAATGTTAAATAACAAAGAAAAACGAAGACGAGCAACTTATAAAGAAGTATTCGCAACTGAAGCAGGTAAAGAAGTTCTTGACGATTTGATGAAGTCAAATTATTTTTTTACCAGTACACAAACAGGGGATTCTCATGAAACTTCTTTTAATGAGGGTCGTAGATCTGTTATATTAGCTATATTAAATTACGTATCTCTAGATATAGAGAAAATTCAACAACGCATGAAAGACAGTTATGAGCGAGGAAGCAGTAGCGACTTCGACAACTTCTGAAGCAGTAGAAAGCACAGGAGCCGAAGGAGCATCTACTTTATTAGCAGGTGGAGAGGGCGTAGCTCAACAAGCTTACGGCAATCAGTTTGATTACTCTCAAATGCCTGATGGTTTGGCGCATGAACCTTCTCTACAGAATTTCGATACTGTAGATAAGTTAGCCAAGTCTTATGTGAACCTAGTTAAAAAAATGGGGGTTCCTGCCGAACAGTTAGTACGATTACCAGAGGCAGGACAACCTATGGATGATGTCTACAATGCTTTAGGTAGACCAGAATCCGCAAACCATTACAATCTGGAGAATTATGCTCCAGAACAAACAGAGTATTTTAGAGGTCTAGCCCATCAGCTAGGCTTAAACAATCAACAAGCCCAAGCACTTTTTGATGCACACCAGCAAACTATTGATGGTATGCAGAATCAAGATGCAGAAGCATTTGAGCAATTTGAGGTTGAAAACTTAAAAGCCCTCCAATCAGAATGGGGAGATAACTTTAATAGTAACCTTGAACTTGCTCGTAGAGCTTTCATGAACTTTGCTACTCCTGAAGCAGTTGAAGTTCTTGAAAAAACAGGATTGGGTAATCACCCAGAAATCCTTAAATTGTTCAGTCAGGTTGGATCTATTTTGCAGGAAGATTCTATCTTGCCAGGATCTAGCCAAGCTGTATTAGGTGGAATGAATTCTGCCACAGCCCAAGAAACGATGAATAGCAAGTTGTCAGATCAGGAATTCCGTACTGCATATCTGGATCAATATCATCCAAATCATGCAAACGCAGTTAAAGAAATGACAAAGCTTCATGAGTATATTGGGTAATTCGGACCCTTTTGGATAATCCGTAGCAACTTAAACATATAACGAAAGCGGAACTATGTCTGTAAACGTAACTACTTCCTTTGTGAAGCAGTTTTCCGCAAACGTCCAACTTCTCGTCCAACAGATGGGAAGTAGGCTACGGAATACTGTTACATTGGAAACAGGTAAGGTCGGTGAAGAAGTCTTCATGGATCGAATCGAATCAGTCGCGGCTCAAAGAGTAAATACTCGCCATGCTGATTCACCATTGATGAGTACACCTCATGATCGAAGGAAAGTAACTCCTTCTGATTTTGATTGGGGTGATATGATTGATAATCCTGATAAACTCAGGATGCTCATTGATCCTGCATCTGCATATAGTGCTAACGCATCTATGGCAATGGGCAGGGCAATGGACGAAACCATTATCAGCGCATTGGTAGGAACTGCTAAATCAGATGCTTCTGATGGCACTTCTAATGCTGACACTTCAGTAGCACTTCCTTCTAGCCAAAAGATTGCTATTAACGCTAACAATTATGTGGTCGAGGGTTCTTCTGAATCTGGAAACCAAGGATTAACTGTTGGTAAGCTTATTGAGGCAAGGAAAATTCTCGGTGCTAATGATGCTGATGATTATGATGTAAATGGTAATAGTAATCTCTTTCTGGTTGTGAATTCTTCACAATTAGCAAATTTACTGAAAAAGACTGTAGTAGCAAGTGCTGATTACAACGAAATCAGAGCTTTAGTTGCTGGAGATTTAAATCAGTATATGGGATTCAACATTATCCGAACTGAATTAATTCCCAAAAAAGGGGGTACTCATAGTTCAGGTTCATTTACTTATGATCCTGCTGATCAGGAAAATAGTGGTGATCCAGAACATTGTATTGCCTATCATCGCAGAGGAATTGGCCTTTGCATCTGGGAAGACATCGTAGCTAGAATTTCTGAACGACCCGACAAGCGGTTTAGCCAATACATCTATTACAGGATGACATTGGGTGCAACTCGCTTGGAAGAAAAGCGAGTCGTACAGATTTCCTGCCTTCAATAATTAAGAAAGGAGATCGAATATGGCTACAACTTACGCTAATAATAGGCGCAAAACTGTTGAATCCATCACTAATCCGAGAACAATGTCTAATGTTGCGGAGCAGGGTGGACGAATGCGTGTTATGTATGACACGTATGAAGCAGATGGTAATACTTCTACTAATAACACAGGTGCTAATGGCACAATTGTTGTTATTGGAACATTACCTAAAGGAGCAAGAATCTGGAACATTATGCTTCAAGCAGATGCTTTAGGTTCTAGTGTCACTTTAAGTGCTGGATATAGCGCACATACTAATAGTGATACAGATGCTTCTGTTAGCGTTGATTTAGTTGCATTTATCGCGGCTACAGCAATGAATACCGCAAAAAAGGTACTTCATTCTAGTTGGGGTATTCAAACTGCAACAAGTATTGATAATACAGGTTTTGAATGTGTTGATGTAAATGGAACTGACATCGTTGTAGACATCGATGCTGCCCATGCTACTGGCACAATTAAATCTGCTATTTTCTATACAATAGACTGACCAAAAAGGGGGCTTCGGCCCCCACAAGGCCCCTATGACTGATGCTGTTGCAATCGCCAATATTGCACTAAACAATTTAGGCGATAAAACAATTAGTGATTTTTCTGATAACACAGCACAAGCCTTTGCGACTAAAACAAGGTTTAGTGATGTTGTGAATCAGGTTCTTAGGGCGCATCCTTGGAATTGTGCTACTAAGAGAGCAACTTTAGCTAAATTCACAGTTAAACCTACTTATAACTTTGATCATGCTTATCAGCTTCCAACTGATGCATTAAGAGTTCTTTCTTTGTATGAGGAAGTTAATTATGACTATGCTTGGAAGATTGAGCTTATTGCTGATGGTGAAGAAGATCGACTTGCCCTAGTGACAAGTTCATCAACTGCAAATATAACTTATGTTAAAAAGTATATTGGTAGTGGTAACCACGACAATAAAGAAGCGGTCATGACCTTAAACAACTTTGATCCTATTCTTGTGCAAGCAGTAGGCATGGCGTTAGCAGGTGAAATTGCAATGGATTTAACAGGGCAATCTCAATTACGTGATCTTATGCTTGGCAAATATCAAGCAATCTTGTCAGAAGCTAGAAGTATTAACGGACAAGAAGGTACTGCTGATAGAATTGAGTCTAATGAATGGATCAATGCTAGGACAAAAAGTGCTTCTGGATACTTTAAACCCTTTTCCGCAGATACGGCTAACGGTGTTACGGCATAATGGCACGTACTACCTCAACTCAAACCAACTGGTTTGGCGGTCAGATCGCAGAGCAAAGGCATGGCTATGCATCTGATCAGTTATATTTCTCTTCTTCTGCCTTAATAAAGAACTTAGTTGTTCGACCTACAGGCAGTCTTACACGTAGGCCAGGAACTAAATTTGTAGCTAGAACAGACTCTAATGCTCATGCATTAGGGAATGAAACAAATTCTGTACGATTAGTGCCTTTTGTATTTGGGCATGAGAGTGCAAGTAATTATGTTCTAGAATTTGGTCATAGGTCTATGACTGTTACAGCATCTAGTGATTCTGGAATAAAGTTTACTACTACATCAGCGCATGGGTTGATTG